AACCTATAACAATTTCATTAGTATCTGCCGCAGTAGATGCTTGTGCTTGATAACCTACAAATATGTTATTTGTGCCTGTGGTAAGAGCAGTTCCTGCGTAACCTGCTTGATAACCAATCGCAGTATTATTGCCACCTGTTGCTGAATATAAAGCCATATATCCAATACCTGTTAAAGCATTGGATGTTGAATTACTTGCTAATGCTCCTGCTCCTACAGCAGTTAAATAATTTCCTGAAGTATTAGCATTTCCATTTGCTATACCCCCTGCATTTTGTCCTCCTACAAAAACATTATATGCTCCTGTAGTATTAGCATAACCTGCAGCAGCTCCGTAACCTACATTAAATCTACCTGAAGTAGTATTAACTAAACATTGAAAACCTGTTGCGGTATTTCCTGTAGCTACTGTATTTGCTGTTAAAGCCTGATATCCCACAGCAGTATTTTGTGTTCCACTTGCTAAAGATGCCACAGGAACGCTAAATCCACTACCTGTTCCACCAATAGATGCGGCAGGTGCTGTTAATACTGTGGTTGTGTCTTTAAAGCCTACGCCATTAGATGTAAGTGTTACAGATGTTACTGCACCGCCTGATACTACGATAGTAGCGGTTGGGTATGTAGTGGCAGTAGAACCTGACGATAATGTCATGACTACACCAGTATATGTTCCTGCGGTGTATCCTGTTCCACCTGTAATAGTGCCTAGTGTGGCTACGTTGGTGGTGTTATTTTGTAGAGAACCATAACCAATTGCAGTTAAATTTCCTGTTATGGTATTGTTATAAAGAGATTGCCAACCTACCGCAGTATTAGCACTTGCTGTTGTATTATACCAAAGTGAGTTATATCCAATAGCAATATTATTACTACCTGATATATTTAATCTAAGCGCATTATGTCCAACACCTGTATTTTGATTGCCTGAAGTATTTGCATATAATGTAGCTTGACCAATACCAATGTTTTGATTGCCATTATTGTTACTTAATAATGCAGATGAACCAATAGCAACATTCTGTACGCCACCTGTTAAAGATGCAAGAACTTGATAACCTAATCCTGTATTATTTCCACCTGTTGCTGTTGCATTTAGTGCTTGGTAGCCAACAGCCATATTCGTGCTTACATTTCCCCCACCCAATCCAACAGTAACTGTGTTAAATGTAGAGTCAGCAGTTGTAGTTAAAGCACCAGCACTAGATAAATACATCTTCTCTGTAGGAGATGCACCGTTAGCGCTTATATAGAAACTTAATTTAGAAGTAGGTGGATTAACGTTGAATGTTAAAGCGTTTAATTGCATGTATGCTTGTGATGCTACTGCACCTGAAGCACTGTTCCATGCTGAAGCTGTAAAGCCTATAACAGGGCTATTTAAGAAACCGCCTGCAAATGCTGGGTAAGGTTGATAAGCCCAAATACCGCCTGTTGTTGGTGATGTAGATGCATTAGCACCGCCTGATGCGTAAATATTGCTAGATGATCCAATACCACCTACTACTGTTAAAGCACCTGTAGTGTTAGATGTAGAGTTAGTTGTTCCGCCAATAGCTACAGAGCCACTAGGAACAGAGATGTTGTTAGTGGTGGTTACTGCTGTTGTGGTTGTGGGTGTGTAGGATGATGCTACAGAGCCTAATTCTAACTGAGCTCCCCATGTATATACATATTCAGTTCCTGTTGCACTCCATGATCTTGTATTAGCAGTTCCTGATCCTGATAAATAAAATTCAGGATAATTTGTGCCTGCTGTTCCAATAGCTGTAGTAATTGAGCAACGATACCACCCACTTCCAACGGATGTAATAGATGATGTTACATTGGCATTAGTAAAGCCTACTGTGCCTGTAGATAAATTAAATGTAGCACCTAAAACACCTGTATTAGAAAAATCTAATGTTACAAAGTTATATGTTCCAGCTTTAAAGTATTGTGAATAAGTATATGTTGCCGCAGCATAAGTAGCAATTTCATATAAGCCGTGAGAATTATTAACATTTTGAGCTAATATTTTAGCCGCAGTTGATGTTCCATCAGGTGCTGTTGTGTTATTATCTGTAACAGTAACACCACCACCAGCATAAGTTTGAAACCAAGTTGCTCCAGTAAATGCTTGTGAATAGGTTATTAAATTATTCCCACCCTGTAAGTAGAGTTGTTTGTCTACTATGTTGTTATTAAATATTGAGGTAGAAGGTGTTACGACACCATTAAGAGGATCATTATAGACTGCTTGAGATGATGGATAATCAATCCATACATTCACTGAAGAACCAAATGTAGATACTGCTGAACCAGAGTTACTTGAGGATAATATTGTAGAACGAGTTAGGGTAGGACCTGTAGACGAGTAAATACCAATACCAACTTCCCAGTTAGTACCGTCTGATGATCCATAAAATACAGTGTTACCGTTGGTGATACCAGCAGTAGCAAATGATTGATAACCCGTTACAGCTGAACCAAGAGTAAAACTTACTGTGGTATTAGCTGTAGCGGTTACCTGGACTCTGTCTGCTATTTGAAGAGCCATTTAAGCTCCTTAACTTGTTGCAGTTGTGGAGTATGTGACTGCTACTGTGTCTCCTACTGTTGTAGCTTTAGGTGTACCAAATGCACCAGCACTATATAAAGTACCTGTGGTAGATGATTGTGTATTAACTGCGCCTGTTCCTGTAACTAAGAAACATCCACCTACTGTACCACCAGCACCAGTAATGGTGTATGTAATAGCAGTTGCAGATAGGGTTACAATGTTTGAACCTGGTGTAGTATTGTTATTGCCAGTTGCTGTTGCAAATACAGCTGTACCACGCACTGCTGAACCACCTACTGTGTAGTTAGTAAATTCTGTCCATCCAGTGTGAGATGTCATAGTGTCTGTAGGTGAGAATGTATTTGAAGAACCAGATACTAAACCTAAGTATGGACCTACTAAAGTATATCCAGATGCAGTATAAAGTAAGGTATTAAGCATTAAAATCTTACCTACTTGCACTACTTGGTTATCAAATTGTTCTTCCCATTTTAAATTGCCATCTTTATCACGGCAAATAACATGGTATCTTCCTTCAATACCAAATGATTCATTCGTCACTCCACTGGTATTTAATGTGGCTATAGCGTGATCACCTGAGCCTTGTTTTTCTCTAATCATAATTACTCCTTAACTTATACGAAGAACAGCAGATGATGATGTTGCTGTTGGAAATGTTATTGTAAATGTATTTAGTGCTGTTTTAGAACTACCAAAATTTAATACAGCAACGGATGCTCCTGTGCCGCTATTATATATCAAAGCTCCTGATGTTGTAAAACTTGCAGGAGACCAAGTTACATTATTAAAAGACCAAAAGGCAGTATTGTTTGTTGTATCACCTACAACAGGAACTATTGTTAAAACTTGTCCGCCTGCAGTATATCCTGTACCTGTAACTTCATTAGTAGAAGTATATGCAGTGGTTGTACTATCTAAACTAGCGTTACCATTGTATAAAGCAATTTTATAAACATTAGTAGATGTTGAACTAAAGTTTTCTGCTCCACTAGCTAAATTAACTTTAAACGTAGTTGTTTGCGTTTGAATAATTGACATTATAGATTATTATATTTAAGTTTAGTTTGACCTTCACGGTATGCATCACCACGTTCAAGACCATCACCAAGACGTTTAAGTTGTGCTAAAGCTTCTTGATACTTTTGTTCATAATAGGTAACTAAATCTTGTTCGCCTTTCATGAAAAGCATAGCTTCACGCATAGCACCATAAAATAATACAGGGTCGTAATTATTACCTAACCATGAAGTACCTGTAGGATTATTGATCGCATTTACAGGAACTGAAAAGTTAGAACCTGAATTACCTAGATATGATGGACTTACAGATAACACATCTCCAACTACATAACTTGAACCACCATTAACAACAGTTACTGAAGTTACTGTACCAGATGAACTTACTACAACTGTAGCTATAGCACCTGAACCATTACCGCCAGTCATAGGTACATTCTCATAGGTTCCTTGTACATAACCAGCACCTGCTGTAATTGCACCAAATCCTGATATAACACCTTGAACAATACTAACTGGATAATAAAAATAATGTAATTCTGTTGAATAATTACTATCAGGTGTTGGGCCTAATATAAAAGACAATGAATTTAAATCATTATATTGTGTGCCAAATAAAGCATAGTACTGTGGAGTACCTTGAAAGCTAGAATTAGG